TTCACTAAATACAGGATCAGTGCTCATGGTTCAAATACCTCTCTAAATGTTACCTGTATTGTTGCTCTGTTTAAATATGGAATTGATTTGCTCCATGTCTCGCAGACAAACTTAGATGAACTAGCTTCACCAGGTGGAGTAAAATCAAAGCTGGCACTATCATTCGCTCTTGCGTCTAAAAATGTTTCTATGGTATCCGCATCTGATTCAGACACTTCAAACGTAAGATTAAATATCTTTGGATTTTGATGTTGTGCTAATCCAAACAGTATTCTATGCTCATATCCGTCTGCAAAACGAACTGTTCTAGTTTTTGGTGCGGACCTTTTTTGTTGCCCGTATTTTGGAGTTATTGAAGGAAAGGTAGCCATTAAGCAAGTAAACCTCCAGGTCTTTTCTGTTGTATTAATTCAGATTGTACCGCTACTGATATAAGACGGCCAAGTTCTCTACCTCTATCCTCATCTCCTTCTACAGCAGAACCAGAAGCATCTACGTTAACAACCACATTAGTAGATCCTCCTAAAGCACTGTTTGGAGATACCATTCCACTAACACCTGGAGTAAATACCTCTGGACCTTTTTCTCCTACAACATAAGACTTACCGCTTTGTGCCCTTCCCCCTGTAGATAGAAAACCTCCAAATAAATTCCCAAATAATCCCATACCTTTAGTTAAACTTCCTCCTGCGTTACCAAAGAACGCCATATTAAATGCAGCATCTATCATTTTATCTAATACATTACTTAACACATCATTTAAGGTAGACGTTCCACGAATTAATCCTTGTATTCCATCAGCTAAATCTGTAGCTATGTTTCGTGTTAAATCTTTAAAGGCATCTCTTACTAATTCTGCATTTTTTACCAGTTGCTCTGCTTTATTATTTTTGTCAATAAGTTGTTTTATGTTTATTTCTCCATTTTTTATTTGTTCTAACTCTGCTTCTGAAGCTGACTCTTTAAATTCTGCAATTTGTTTTTCTAATTCTGCCTGTTCAAATCCTACTTCTAATATTCTTTCGTAGTGCTCTGTTTGTTTTACAAGTTTTTCTAACTTAGTTTTTTCTAAATTAACGTCAAAAGGATCTCCAGTTCCAACACCATCTGTGGTTTGTGGAACTCCCAAGAAACTAGGAAGGCTTTTATTTAATATATCTTTTGATGCTTCTGTTAGTTGTCTAGTAAGTTCCTCTCTTAAATCTCCAGAAAATGTTAAAGCTATATTACCTCCTAAGTCTTTTATTATTCTTTTTTCTGCTTCTGCAAACGCTTCTGGGTCTACTTCCTGTGCTTTACGTCTTATTCTAAGACCTCCAACAGAGTTTACAAACTTCGTAGCTAAATCAATGATGGTTATAAATGCAGGAGCTAAATCAGCTTGGAATTTTAGTACTAGCTTCGCAACTGCGTCATCTAATTCATCAAATGATGTATCTAGTTTTTTAAGATTATCTGTTCCTAATGTTCCAATAGTTTGTGCAAATTCATTTTGTACCAATGCTAATGCCTCAGTTTTTCTTCCTGCTTTAATTAATGCTTCTATCTGTCTTTCTGTAGATTCACTTACTTGGAATCCTGCGTCTTTTAGCTTTTGTAAACCCTCTGTTGGATCTTTTAACGCATTTCCCACTTCTCTTGCACTATTAGCAAACTGAGTTGCTGAAGATGCTAAAGCTGTGGCAGCAATAGATCCTGCAAATCCACCGCCAGGACTTGCTGCCTCTCCTAACGCACCACCAATTAATCCAGGTATGGCCTGTGTTATGCCTCCACCAAATAACAAAGGGAAACCACCACCAATAGCAGCACTTTTAATAACACTACCAAAACGCTTACTTGCCATCTTTTGTTGCATTTCTCTTTCTCTTTTTAATTTCTTCTCTTCTGCTAATCTTTCTTTTGCTAAACGTAAATTTTCAGCATCTTTTAAATTTAATAACTGTGCTTCATTTACTAAGTTTTTTGCAGTTCTAAACTTTCCTTTCGCTACTAAATCTTCCGCTTGCCTCAACTTGGCTCGTCTTTTGTCTGTATTTAAACCGAATCTATCCAGTTCATTTAATTTATTTCTGGTAGTTTCAATAGATTTAAGTACTGTTAATTCTCTGCCTCTTTTGAATATTGGATCTTTTTCGTTTTTTCTCTTAGCTTCTTTGGTAAATCTTTCTAATTTTTTCTTTAACGTGTTAAGTTCTTGCTCAAAATTCTGAGCATTTAGCTTTATATTTACTTCGTAAATTGCCTCGGCCATTTAACGTGCTCGTTTTGTTTGTGCTTCTTTTCTTATTTTGTCATATTCTGCCTTTTCTCGCTCACTTTTTATTTCTAAATATGAACTCCAATAAATTAACTCTTCGTGAGTTACCTTTTCTCTAAACTCTTGGATCGTGTAACCTAGCTTTTCACACAAGAAAAACTGTAGATATAAATAGTTATCTTCTTTAAGATGTGCTTTTTGAGTTTACGGTATCTACCTCCTCCGCAGCACCTTGAATCTTGAACATAATATCTGTCAAAACTGTTAAAGGTATCTCTCGTCTAAGGCTGGCACGGTCAGCTTCGCTAAATAATCTACGGCCTTCTTTATCTTCAGCTTTGTTTATTAAAACTTGTAAGGCATATTCTAAATTATCAGTTTCATTAGCCTTGTTCATCGCATGAAGAGTTTGATAAATGGTGTCTCTATCTGCAATAGTTAGTGGTTTCCAATATATCTCTAGGATTACCACTCCTTCTTTTTTAATAATGTAACGGCTTACGTTATCAACGCAAAATGCTTCTTTTAGCTTGTCAATAGCTCTTTTGTCAGCCATAAATTAATTTATTTGTACTACTATAATATACCTTAATATCTTTACTTTGTCTTAAACCCAACTGATTGGAAACCCATATTTATGTCATTATTTACAAATCCATCATGTGCTAAATACACTTTTATCCAGTTAGGGTTCTGATCTCTTGAGGTTAGTGTATGACCTTTTCTTCCCTTAGTACCTTTTTTATGTTGCTCATAAGTTACTGGATTTCCTGCTGTATCAGGCATAGTTGCTCCTGGTTTGTTTATAGCAAATCCAGCGTATGATGCTCTGTTTCCTATATAAATAGGATTTTTTAAGGATCTTGTTAATACTTCTGGTCTGCCTGGAACTTTATTTGTTTGAGTGGGATAAAACATTTGATCCGTTAGCCATGACATAGGTGTTTCTCCTTCTCCTCCATATATACTAGCTTTGCTTCCCGAAGGAGGACTACAATCCACAGCATTGTTATTTGGTCTGTCATTAAATTGACTAGGTAACTGTTTATCTCTGTCCTCTTTAAACCTTGAAGAATCTGTAGGCTTAACTGGACTTGATGATACAACCCAACTTTGAGCAAAATGCCCTGTCCACCACGGACCAGCACTTTGTAAACCAAATATCATGTGTGACGCAGATTCAGCTACAGCCTTTTCGACTTTTGCGTATAAATCGCCAGGTAAATCAGTTATGGGTCTTACTTTTCTAGCCATTTGCACTAAAGTTACAGCTTACTACACTTAAAAAGTGACTATCAGCCTCAGTTATAACTGCTGTTGGACCTACTATTTGGGTAACTCTTGGAGTGCATGAAAACGTATCTACATAATCTGATTTGTTTACAGAAGTAAGACCTGTAATAACTGATTCAGATATTGCAGAAGCTACAGCAGAACCCTTGTTAGGAGGTGTCATTACACCACATCTGACTGACCCCTGATAATAAGTTTGTGCTGCTCCTTGAGGTTGTGCAGTAGCTTGAGTAAAGTTGATATTTACCATCACATATTTTTTGTTTTTTCCTGGTGTTGTAAATGGAGTGTTATCAAAAACTACAGTTACAGTTGGATCGGAGTCTGCAACAGCATCTTGTATGGCTGTTTCTATAGCTGCTCTCGCATTTACTAAAGTCATTAGAATACAATCCTCAAACGAAATAAATACTCTTGACCACCTTTTAGTGTTCTGATATCCATGATCTTAGCAAACCTAGTTGAGCCAGAAAAAGTTAGTTTTATCTCGTCTTGCAGCACAGGTTGGCTATCTCCAATCTGGTCTGGGGTAATATATAACCTTGCAGTGTTTTCTTGGAAGCCACTTTCTTCATCTGAATCTACAAATTCTATAGGAGTTTTAAAAGTATATTCAGTATCTACTGTGTGATATTCGCCTGTTTCATTGTTATAACTAGAAGTTCCTTTTCTTATATAAGTAATCTCGTTATCCAACGATGCTCCAAGTTGGGCAACAACCTGTTTTGCAATACTTCTAAATGCTGTATCTAATTGTCCTGCCATTAGCCTCTAACCGCCCTTAGTTGGAAAGTTC